AATTTTTGCAAATAAATTCTATAAACTTTTCGTCATTACCTCTTTTGGTAAATCTTTCAATATATTCTTTCCTTAGTACTTTTGCCTCAATCATTTTCCATTTTTTGCTTTTTATATTTGTTTTTAAATACTGTTTTAAAGAATTGTTACCAAAGTCGGACATAAAGTTTTGAATGCGTTTTTTCCGTTTCTTACCTCAATAGAATTTGCGTTATGAATTATTATATAAGGATCTTCCTCTTTAGAAGATTTCAATCCAAATTTATCCTCTAAATCGGATTTCGAAATAGCTCCAATGTAAGATACCGATTTGCGAGAAATAGACCAATTAGATGTTAATGCTACTTCTATTCCTAGTACTTGCACTTTCATTCCATTTGGATTTTCAGTTTTGATGATTTCCCAAATTTGATCAACTTTTAATTGATTACTCCCACTATGATTTGGTTGCAATGCGTCAAACTTAGATGGTGCAGGACTGTATTCAATCGATGAATTAAGAATTTGATTTTTTGTTCCACTTCTTAGGCTTGTGATTTGCGTTTTCATTTTTTTAATTTTAATTGTTGTTTTTAAATAATAGAACAAAGATAGTACTACTTAACATATCTGCCAAGTATTTAGGCATTTATTTTTAGAATTTTATCATCTTTTTTTAAATGCAATATGTAAGTAATTGATATTTAATACTTTATCACATTTTTTATTTTAAAGAAATTTTTGAAAAAAATAGGGGAAAGAAAGGGGAATCCCCTTCATTAATAAAACAAGAAGCGAAAATGCCTTGTAAATCGACTCAAATCACATACCAAATTATCATATATAATATTTATGTTATATTTGCATAGTGAAAATAGCAGACATTAAACTATTCGACAATCTTACAGACGTTTATTACTTTAATAGATTTTCGAAAGCTAAGATAACAATCGATCAGGGCGGCACGTACAGCGGCAAGACCTATTCTACAATTCAAAACATAATAGATTTCGCTCTCGAGAACAACAACAGTGTAAGCACTATAACAGCATTCACGTACAATAAGCTAGAAGAGGATAGCTTGAGACACTTCAAGCGAATAATTCAGGACGATAAAATAGCTAGATGGTTCATTGATCCATCACTAGTTCGTGGGCCATATCGGCTAGTAAATGGCAGTATGGTAGAATTTAGGGTTTATGATAGTGTTGGAAAGGCACGTGGGCCAAAGCGAGAACTTCTATACATAAGCGAGGCAAATATGGTGCCATGGGATATAGCCGACCAGCTTATTACTAGGACGGAAATGAAGGTTTATATCGATTACAATCCAGTAAATGAATTTTGGGTGCATGATGAGTTGCTGCACCGTGACAATGTCGAGCTAATAATCTCTAATTATACCCACAATAAATTCATTACAAAGGAGAAAATCCAAGAAATAGAAGGGTATTACCTTAGATATTTAGAAACAAAATCAGACTACGACCTAAACAAATGGAGAGTTTATGGATTAGGGCAGACTGGAATTGTTGAAGGCATGGTCATTCCTCATGTACGCCGAATAAGCCAGTTCCCAGACCCCTATTACTTAAAAAATAATGCCTATGTTTATGGATTAGATTTTGGATTCACTCACGATCCTACAGCGATATGCAAGATAGGAATAAGAAATGGGAATAATGAAACAGGTGAAGGTCGCATCGTTGGTAAGCAGATATTTTACCGTACCGGAGTAAACAGCTTCGACCTTCCAGACTTGTTTCCTGCTTTGGGAATCACCAAGAAAGATATTATTGTTGCAGACAGAGCGAATGGAGAGGCAATAGACCTATTAAATCGTAAAGGCTACAATGTATTAAAAGCGGACAAAGGACCAGGATCCATAAAGGCAGGAATAGAGCTAATAAACAAGCATGGAATAGACATCACGGTTGATAGTGAGGAATGGTTTATCGAACAAAAAAACTACGAGTACAGAAAAACATTAGGTAGATACGATAAAAATATGCCGCTAGACAAATTCAATCACCTATGGGATGGATGCCGATATGCCGCAAATTTTCTGCTATATGGCATAGGTGCAGAAAGGCAGCAAGTGAGGCGGAGGCAGAGAACAGCGATTGCACGATAAGGACTTCTTTTCCCCAGAAAATTATATTGACCAGTCTTGGGTGGCGAAAATGGTTTGTTTTTGGTCGTTTTTTAATATATTTTTTTATCATATATAATCTTTTTGTTATATTTGTGTTTAATTTGTATAAAAATTATTCGCAATGACAAGCAAAGAAAATTTAGAATTAATAGTAAACAACTTCATCGTTTTGGCAAATTCCCATTGTAGAGAATTTCCAGTAGATAAACCAAAAATTGATGACCTAGTAAAGGTAATGACTAATAAGTTCAATTGCCCACATTTGTACAAGAATTTATTCGCAAACAAAACACAGCTACAGGCAGAGGCAAGGTCAATCGCTGAACCTGCTACTGCATACGCAAACACACCCGATATTTGGGAAAAAAAAAGTCCACCACCAACGAAACCTGCGCCACCTGCGGATAGCATCATAGCATCAGAGCAAACAAAAGTAGCAACAGTAGAGCGAGAACTATTTGATACATACCAAGCTCCCATAGATGAAACTCAAAAAAAGTTTGAAACCGTTGGAAAGTTCTTGGAATACATGGAACAAAAAGGGCTTGAGACTAAGGAGTGGATGAAAAAAGAAAATGTGCCGTTTGAAAAAATCCACAAAGAATTTGTAAAGCAAGTAAGAGGTAAATTAGGAATGAGCTAATGATTCAATATTCGCTTAAAAAAATCGATGGAAGCGAAATAAAAATTCGGCTTCCTGAAAATGCGAGTGAGATTAAACTTTCTCAGGTTATTGATTTTGAAAAAAAACTTTCTGAATTCAAGGACAAAAAAGAAGAACACGAATATCTAATAGTGTTAGAACAAACGCTATCAGAATACTTCGATACATCATTTTTGGAATTAGAAATTAATGGCACGTCTGCAATAAGTGCAATGGTTACATTGCAGAATCAAATATGGAAAGTAATCTACGAGGCAAAGCCTGAATTATCTGAAGGCAAGACAATTGTTTTCAAAGGTGAGGAATACGAAATGCCTACGATTTGGAAAAATACAGTTCTAAATAAAATCGGTTATAATTCAATATCCCTCAAACAAGCAATAGAAGTACTTCAAGTACAGTACAACTACACCAAGACAGTCAAGGCTCATGCAGACCAAGATTTGTCAAGTTTTCTATTTTCAAAAGCATTGTCAGAAATCGCTTTTCTTCTATTAAAAAAGGGCGAAGAAATTCCAACAAATGAAGATGAATGTGAGCGATGGGCAAATCAAAGAATAACTGAATTAATTGATATAGACTATCAAACAGCGATCAATATAAATTACTGGTTTGAAAGCTACATGAATAATTTGCAAAACGATAGAGAGAACTTTTATTTCTTCGATAGCGATGATAAAACAAATGCTGAAGAACAAAAGGCTGAAATGATTGCAGCATCAAAAAGCAAAGGAGTATTTGAAAAAATAGGCTACAAAAGTATAATTCCTAGAGTGGCTAAATTTTATAACAATAACATAGTGGAAGCAATGAAAAGTAAATTCACCGATGCGGTAAAATTAATATCAATAGAAAATTCAAAGCAATAAAATGGGAGAGCAAAAGCGCAAAAACAGTTACTTCAAAGATGCTGAAGAGGATTTAAAAATAATATGTGATCAGTTGCCTGATTCATTTGAAGAAGTCACTGAAACCAAAAAAGTACTTGGTTTAGATTTTAAGAAAATGAATCCAAAAACTACTCAAGCAATTGTAGATAACAAATACTATCGCATATCATACACCAAGCTAAAGAAAGTTTCTCACTTTCATCGGCTCAAAGATTTTATTCTAGAGAACCTAAGCGAGGAAAACGATGTAAATGAAATTATAAAAAAGTATGTTGCCAAAGTTGACAAGCAAAATAAAGATTTAAACAAAAAGTATGCTAAACTTTAACTTAAAAAGATTCTACGAGCTACTTCTTGAAGCGGTTAAATTCTACGCACCGAAAGAAGAATGCAGACAAGTAAATACATTCTCTATAATCCAAAACATCGATGACCTAAATAAAACAGATTTAGGATTAAAGGGTGAAGACTTAGGGGGTGAGAATTGGGTAAGAGGTTGCGCAACAGCTTCGAAGGTAACATTAGAATATCCATTTCTATTTGTAGCAGATTTTGGCGGAGCAATAAATTGTCCATTTGAAGAAAATGCCAGTACACAAAACCACACTAGTTTAATTTACAGCCTACGAATTGGAATAGTAGATACGTTCAAGAAAGACAAAAAAAATTACAAAGGTTGTGAAGGTCGATCAGAGACCGAAATATTTCGCGACACTACTTATGCGCTACTTGGAATTTTTGATTACTTTAAAGACGTGAGAATATTCCTTGTTCAAAACAATGATAATACTAATCACTACGGATTCTATAATGAGCAATTTCTAGAGTATTGCAAATTAAATGGAGACATTGATAATTACTGGAGTTTAGACCATATAACATTTGCAGAAAAACAAGGGCTAAATGCAATAGAATGTCAATGGAAAGAAGCTATGTGTTTTATAAATGACTCTATGGAGTTAGAGAGATTCAGGCACGAATCAAAAGATGATTTAGTAGGCACTATTATTTCAATTAAAATTCCTGAAGTTTACTGTAAGTCATCTCAATTTGAATTTAGTAAGGGCGATAGAACTATTGTAAATAAAAATTGCTGCTAAATGGTAAGCGCTGAACTTGATTTAAGGATTCTAAAAGAAACAACCAAGGCAACTGGTGCTGTTACAGATGAATTAAAAAAAGAGTTACAGGGTCAAGGGCACGTTCTAACAGGTACATTGCTCAAGACAATGACCAATGTAATTACAAGCAGACCTGACACAACAGAGGGTGCAATTGTGATGCAGGACTATTACCAAGTAGTAAACACTGGTATCAGCGCAAATAGAATTCCTTACAATCGTGGTTCAGGAAAAAAGTCATCGAAGTATATCGACTCATTAATACGATTTTGGAAAATAAAAAAAGGATTGAGCGATAGAGAAGCCAAAAGTGCAGCGTTTGCCTTGGCTAATAAACATAAGAAGGAAGGAATGTTTACGGCTAATTCAAAAAAGTATTCTACTTTAAAAAGGAGATTTGGCTTTTTCAATCGCACAATTGAGAACAATAAAACAATTTCAAAATTAGGTGAAGTTTTAGAAAAAGCAGGATCAGACACCATGGATTCAATCATAAATAAATTCACTAAAGCAATAAAATAAATGGCAAAAATTGCATCATTTAAGCTCGTAGTAGAAGGCAAAACAAGTACTCTAAATGACATTGATCAAATTGAGAAAAAGATAAATGAATTAAAGACAGCTATCAGCGATGTAAAGAAAATAAGTGCATCAGATTTATTGGGCTCAATCATTGGCGATAGTGGCAAACTATCAAGAGCAGTCAAGGAAACAAAGAAATTAATTGATGAGCAAAGCGCATCGCTAAAAAAACTTGGTGACTCAACAGAGGTGCAGAAATTAAGAAAAGAATTTGATCAACTAAAAATAAAATTAAGTGAAGCAAAAAAAGAAATCGACTCATTTAAAAATCAAAAACTAGGCACTGGAATAATCCCCGATATTGAAAAAATAAATGTGAACATCGGAGATGTGTTGGTGAGGCTAAAACAAGCAACATTAGCAACCAAAGATTTTGGCAAAGGTATTTCAGATGAATTTGTCAATGATTTAGCAAAGGTAGAATTAAGACTAGTGCAGATTAGCAACCAAGTCAAGACAGTAAAGAAAACAGGTGATACAAGTCAATCAGGCAGCCTTACTGCATTGATAGCCGAACAAAAAACATTGCTGTCAATACGGAAGGAGTTAAACAAAGAATTAAACTCACAATCAAAAATAAATCTTGTAGAATTCGATAGCACGTCGTTGGTGAGCCTAAGAGCTGAATTGGCTAAAGTGATCAAGCAGTATGCACAACTAAGCGATACAGCAAGGGAAAGTTCGAAAGGCATAGCGGTATTTAATCGTGCAATTTCACTAAGAACCCAAGTTACACAAATTGAACAATCACTGGGAGACTTCAGGCGAAATGTCGGAAATTACCAAAGCGCATTACTTGGACTATCGGACTCATTAACAAAAGTAAGTGGTATAAATGTAAAGCCATTGGCTAATTATGTAAGTGAGCAAAACATACAGCGTGCAAATGAATTAAGAAAGTCAATAGATTTACTTTCAGATCAATTCACAAAACTTTCAGCAGCTGAAAAGAAAACAGAAGTAGGAATTGGAATATTAAATAGACTACAAAGCGAAGCAAAAGAACTAAATAACGTCACAGCTCAATCGAGTAAGAATTTTGGCAAACTAAATCAAACATTCTTATCAATAGGAGATGTCATAACAGGTGGTTTAATCGGAGGCGGTATTATATCAACTATTCAGGCTTTAGGCAATGGAGTTAAAAAAATAGTTGAAATTAATTCACTCATTTCTGATCTAAAAGCAGACGTAAGAAAAACAGTCGGACTCACAGCAGATGAGGTAAATAAATTCGTTGAATCATTACAAGCACTAGACACTAGAACATCGCTTGAGGATTTGCTAAAGATAGGAGCTATCGGAGGACAGCAAGGAATTGAAGGACTAAGCAATATCACTAAATTCACAGCAGCAATAGATAAATTAAAAGTGTCTCTTGGTGATGAAATTCCAAATGTGGAAGATTTGGTAAACGGTGTTTCAGGACTTTCAAATGTTTTATTTGGATTTACAAAAGACGGCGATCAGATAACAGCAAATCTATTAAAAATTGGTAACTCTTTGAACGTGTTGTCTGCATCGGGAAAAGCTACAGCACCAGTAATTATAGATTTTGCAAGTCGTATAGGTGGATCACTTGCACCATTGGGGGTATTGCCTGAAAAGATACTTGCATTGTCGGCAGCATTCCAAGAATTCAATATATTGCCCGAGCGTGGAGCCACAGCCATAAATAATTTAGTAAAAGACTTGGGCGCAAATGTAGATTTATTTGCAAAGAAACTTTCACTAAACAAAGAACAATTAAAAGATGCATTCAATACCGATCCATTAGATGCATTTAACATTGTGCTTGCACGTGTAACAGAATTAGCAGGTAACGACAAATCAAAGTTACTTAATTTATTGACCGAATTAAAACAAAGCGGCGAAGGCGTTTCAAATGTTTTTTTACAGCTTGGGAAAAATCAAGCAAGGTTTTCTGAATTGGTTGGAATTTCGGCAAAGAGTTTAACAAATATAACTTCATTGCAGAATGAATACAATGTTAAAAATGAAAATGCGGCTGCATCTTTAAGTAAGCTAGGCAAAACGATTTCAAATATTTTTACAGATCCAGCTGTAGAGCAAGCAATAATCACAATTTCAAATGGATTAATCAATGTTATAAAATTTCTTTCTGAAATTATTTCAGTACTCTCACCAGTAGGATTAGCGTTTCAAATTACAACAAAATACACAAGTGAGCTAGAAAAAGGATACGTTAGTCTATCAAATGCAATTGAGAAAGAAAGTAAAATAATTGAGTCAAGTTTTCAGATCCTAAAATCAGAAACACAAAACAAAGAATTAAGAAAAAAGGCTATTGATGATTTAGTTGGTAAATATCCCGAATTGTTGAATAGCTACCAATTAGAAAATGCTAGAATAAATGAACTTGGCTCAATTCAGCAAAGGGTAACTGAAACAATGAAAGCCAATATCCGAGAGATTATAAAGGCTAGAACACAGGAGGCTATCGCTACAAAAATTGCTACAGAAACATTAAAATTAGCTAGGCTAGAAGTTGGGAATATTGAGGATCTAAATATCGTCACTAGGGGATTAGTTAATCTAGGCGAATCATTAGGGAAAAGTAAATCAGAATTACTTGCAAAAGTCAAAGAGGACACCAAAAAAACTATCTTAGAATTAAACAAAGAATTTGAAAGCTCCGATGCTGTAATCGACAATCTATTCAAAATAGATGAAGCAAAACTAAACATTACTTTCGACGAATTAAAATCAAAGTTAAAAGGAGCGGTTAAACAGTTTCGAGTTGCATTAGCAGACCCAAGTATACAAGCGGAGACAAAGAAACAGATTGAATTGATGCTAGCTAAATTGAATAGCATAAACCTTGAGTCAGATGTACCTACTCAAGCATTTAAACTATACGCAAAAGACATTGAGGATTCACTCACTAAATTAAACAAACTAACAGCAGGCAAAGCAACCGACACCACAACAAACAAAGTAAATGCACAATCATACAAAGATGCATCAGAAGCAATCAAAGACTATTCTGAAGAACTAGAACGACTAAGAGCAAAAACAGCCGAATTAAGACGAGAAACAATTTCAAATGTATTTGATAAAGAAATTAAGGAACTAAAAGCAAAGTTTACAAGCGAAATAGCGGAACTTAAAAAGATACGAGCAGAGGCGGAGAAAGATTTAAAAACTGCTACAACTCCAAAACAAAAATCCGATCTAACATATATCATTAGAGAAGCAGATGCACAGTTACCATTACTTCAAGTAAAATATGAAAAGCTAATAAACGATGTAGAAGCTAAAAGAAAAGAGGCGGTTCAAAAAGCTAGTGATGACATTGTAAAAACATTGCAAGAGGTCGAAAAGCTCACTACAGAATCATTGTCAATTCAATTAAAACTAGACATTGATTCTATCACAAATGACTTACAAAATAATCTTTCAGACTTAGAAATAAATTTTAAAATAGACAAAAATACTCTAGTCGAATCATTCAATAATGGGCTAATTTCACAAAAAGAATTCAACGATAAATCGATAGAGCTTGAGGAAAAACTTGTTTCAGATAAAATATTTTTGAACTCTGATTATCTGCTCACAATTACAGAACAGTACGATAAGCTAATAGATGCACAGCAAGATAATGCAGCCATATCATTGCGTATAGCAAGAGAAGAACTAGAAATTGAGAGGCAAAAGACTATCGAGAAAATAAAGCAAGAAGGATTGCAAAATGGCATTAGTGATTCTGTGATCACGCAGCAAGTGCAGGTTGTAAATACATCGTTTGACGTACAGGATAGTGAGCTTGTAAAAAAGAGTAATGCAGAACTAAAAAAACTACTTGATGAAAGATTAATAACAATCGAAGAATACAATAGAAAAATTATTGAGCTAGGATTAAAAGACATAGAAGTAGCTACAAAAGACAAGTCTCTATTCTCAAGATTGATTGGAGGCAAAGGAGATGAACTAGAGAAAAAGAAAGAGCAATTCAAACAATTCAGCGAGGGGATCCTTGAATTAACTACTGAATTAAGTAGTGCATATTTCACAATCCAAAACAATCAAGCGGACAAAGAATTTACGATTAGAAAAGATAGGCTTGATAGAGAAAGGGCAGCTCAATTAAGTTTAGCAAAAGGCAATATTGGACTGCAAGAAAGGATCAACAGAGAGTTCGACGAAAAGCAAAAGGCACTTGAGAAAGAACAATTTGAAAGAAGGAAAAAACTTGCAATAAAACAAGCTTTGATTGATGGTGGATTAGCGGCTGCAAGAACATTGGCGGTTTCATTTATTGATCCATTTGGTATTAATGCAGCAATACAATTAGCGATTACTATCGCACGTACAGCTGCACAAGTAGCAATCATCAGGTCACAATCATTTGCCAAAGGAGAGTACTTCAATAAGGGTGGAAAAGGTGGAAGTACTGGCGGCTCAAGTGCGCCTCCAGATGCAACAGGAGAACGACCAATTGGCGTTGGTGTATTTCATGCAGATGAATTTATAAGCACATCAAGGCAGACAAGGCAGAATCGTTGGTTGTATGAGCTATTGAACCAAGATAGACTTGCGACAAACATGGGGAAAAAATCTACCATAGCGCAAGATCTTGAGAGCCACTACAGCAAAAAACTGGCAAATAGAGTTCAGTTTATACCACAAATATTTATTCCTCAAAGACAAACAGATACAACAGTAGAACTTTCAGAAAGCAGCATGGAGTTAATGATAAACAAGATGGCGCAAAGCATAAGCGAAAAGACTGGACAAGCAGTATATCAAGGCACAATGAATGGAATGAGTGAAGCAGAAAGGAAAAAGGAAAGAGAGTCAAGAAAACAAAATAGACAAGCTATATGATAACATTAGTAAGTGTATTGCAAAAGTACTATGCAGCCCACAACTGCATCAAGCTATGTTTTAAAATGAACGATGTCGGTGGTGGCAACATAAGCAAATCATTTACTTGGTTTGTGTGTGATGCAGCAGGCAATAGATTGCACAAGCTAGACAAACAAAAAAAACCAAGACTGAATGAGCAGTTTTGTATCGACGTTTCAGAATTTAGATGTGAATTAGAAACAGCAATACCACAATGCACAAACATTCCATTAAATGACAACGGCTACAGCAAAGAAATAAAAGTACATTATGGAGAAATTAGTTTTAATTCAAATGATTGTTCAAGCGTAGTCGGAGCAAAAACTATTTCACCAACGATTACACTTTTAAACGCTGCATTGAATTCATGGAATTTATATAAGTTCAACTATTTCGCACCACAAACAGGAATACTTCTAACTGCAAGACCAAAGGTTTGGAAAATGTGCAAAGGCGGTGAGGATTATATGTGGTATTATGGCTCTGGTTCAGCGACATTAAGATTCTATAATGACACTACATTAGTTCAAACAATTTCGCACGCTTTGACTGGTTCAGGCGCAAAGTATCTCTTTAGTTGAGATAAGCGTAAACAATGGCGCAACAACAGAAGTATACAAAACCAAAATAGAAAAATGTTGCTGCAATGAATATTATGGTATTTTGTTTCTTGAGCCATGCGGAGGGCGTTCTTTGTTTCCTGCTTGCAACGAACAAATTACAATTAATCGCACAGGTGATGAAGTGTGCAAGTCTTACAATTGTTTTGATTCAACTTCAAATAAAGGCAGAAACTCACTAATAAATGTTGCAACAAAAAAAGAATTATCTTTTAAAGTTCAGATTGAAAAAAATAGCGATACAATTAATTTTGTAGAAATGTTTTTTGCAAGCGCAGGACATCACATTCAAAAAGGAAAATACCCAAATACTGAATTGAGAAAATTTGTACTTACAAATGGAGGTTATACAATTTACAACAAAATCGGAATTGTAGAAGTGACTTT